TGCGAGGCTGGCGGCTGTGCCGACGCGGACGTACTCGTCAGGGTCAATTCGTTTTGCCATGCCCCGATTGTACTCGGTCGGATACGGCAGGCAATCCGAACGACCCTATGTTGTGGGAAGAGCGTCAGAACGCAGCCGTGGGCGGCGTGAAGTTGCCGGTGTAAACCGCCGACAAAACGACGCGCAACTCGTCGATCAGGAGATTTGAGGTAAAGCTGCCCGGCGTCCATCCTCCAATAAAGACCGTTTCATACGGGCCAGCGCCGGGGCCAGCGGTAACGGCCGAACCGGCTTGCGTTCCGTTGACGTAGACCTTGTAATCACCGCTCTCGCGGACGACCGCCAAGTGAACCCATTCTTCTTCCGGCACCGTGCCACCCGAATACTGCCCAGCCGCGAAGTCATCGACGTGAACGGTCGCGCCGTTGAGCCAAAAGTGAAAGCCGGGGGGAGGACTAACGCCCGTGTTTCCAAGCGCAAAGACGGTTGTGCTGCCCGTGCCGGTAGGTCGGTACACCCAGCACTCCACTGTGAAATCGCCTCCAGAAAGATCGGAGAACGTCCCGCTAGACAGGCCAATTTCTCCGCCGTTGCAGTTCAGTGCCGCGCCGCCGAATTTGCTATTTGAGGTCGTGATCTGCGGGGAGCCAGCTTGTATGCCGAGTGAGTATGGGCTGGGAGATGAATCAGTGAATGTCGTTGAGCCGTTCGTGCCGTCGAAATGCAAAAGTAGCTCTGGGGTCGGCTGGTTTGAAGGCGTAACGCTCGCGCTCGCGCTCCCGAATGGCCCTTCGCCCAGCGCGTTGATCGCTTGGATGCGGAAGATGTAGCTGGTGCCATTCGTCAACCCCGTGACGGTTGCCGACGTTGAGGTGCTGACTCCATCGGAGAACGTCGTCCACGTTGATCCGCTATTGCTGCTGTATTGGACAACGTAGTCAGTCGGAGGCGATCCGCCGGTCGGAGCCGTCCAAGTGAGCGACACCTCTGCGTTACCGGCCGTTGGCGTCGGCGCGCCGGGGACCGCCGGAGTGGAGGGCCACTTGTCAGCGCGGAGGTATCTCTCTGCCTCTCTGACTGTCCAGATTCCGGACGCCGATGTGTTCGTTGGCGTAGCGTCAATGCCGACGTAGGAGCCGTTGCAGCGGGGCATTAGGAGATTTCCTCGTAGGAGCAGACAGCTTCAAGGTCGCCGTTCACCGACGCCGTGAGCCGCAGGGAGTCGCCTTCGTTGAGGTAAACGATGTCTTCTCTGGTGATAACAGAAACAGTGCTGTCGGCCGGAACCGCCACGGTGTTGCAGATGTGGCGGGCGGTTGTGCCGTTGTAAACGCTCACAGTCACGCTGGCCGCGTTAGTGCCGTCCACGTTGCTGACATAGAGGCTGACGATGCGGATGCTCTTGCCGCTGGCGGCACCGTTGCTAACGATGTCAGCCGCAGATGTAGTGATTGCCTGCGTGGCGTTTTTGCCGAGAACGGACGCTGGTCGGTTGAGATTCGGGAGGGCCATTATTCGCTCCAGTGCCAGTAGTTAGGAAACATTTCAGCCAGCCACAGTGATATTCCGTCTGCCAATTTTGCCAGAGGGCGAAGCAGCCTTGGAGACATTCCCATTTTGAATGACCTTATAGTGGTGAGAGGCGGACCTATTCCGCCTGGAAGACCCGCAGGCTGCTGCACTCGCCGCAGCCGAAGTACGCGGCCGCCGCGTAGCCGGCGATCGCACCGGCCAGCATCCCGTTGAGAACCAGCGAGATCGCGAGCGTCTTGCTCATTCGACAGCCTCCGTGATCAGCTTCTTGATCCGCCTGGCCCTGGCGAACAGGTCAAACCGCAGGTCGCGGCTCTTGATGTCCTCGACCTCGGCGGAGGTCGTGGCCGTGATTTTCGTGCGGCCGCCCAGTTCTTCTATTGTAACGGTCCCGTCGAGCCGGGTGACGCCTCCCTCGACGCACTCCACGAGCTTCGTTGTGTAGCTCCAGCGGCCGGCAGTCTTGCTGACGTCCTCCTTCTGCTTCCAGACCCAGCACCCGCGGTTGTTCTCGCGGCGGAGCGTCAGCGTGTCGCGGTGCTGCTCGACCAGTTTGACGTTCACGGCATCTCGGATCGCCGCTCCGTTGCTGTCGATCCACGCTGTCACTCGCTCGAATGGCGCGTTGAGCTCGAACTGGTCTGTGACTGTGGCCTCGCCTGCGAAGGCGGAAACCTCCGCCAGGGCCAGGGCGATGAACAGGTATCTCATTGCAGCTTCTCCGATTGCTTGCATTTGCAGTCCGCGGGGCATGGGCATGGCGTCCGAAAGCCTTCCGGCGTCTTCACCCAGCCAGTGCCGCCGCAGTCAGTGCAGCACTCTTCTGGCGCCGGCGGCTGCGGTTCTGGCCGCTGCCCCCCGGCAAGGCTGGCATACGCGACCGTGACGCAGGCAGCACACTTCGCCGCCTCGACGTCCGCCGCCGGGGCAAAAAGAGCCATCACCCATGCCAGTAGCGAGAATAGGTAGCTCACAGCGAGTCTCCGTGCCGGAGTACGGCGAATCCATCGGCCCCGATTTCGCGTTTGGGTGTGTCGAGCGAGACAGGCTTCTGCGGCTCGTCGAGCAGCAACGGCACCCACCACCAGTTCTTGATGAAGTTCAGGATCGGCCGCTTCTTCTGCTGCGGCTGCGAGAGAACGTCGTTGGCAACCCATCCGATGACGAGCGCCGCAACGACGCACATGACAACCCTGGACCGACTCATAGCCGCTTCTCCGGTTTCACGAGTTTTGAGAAATCGCTTGGCAATCCCAGCCACTTGTTGTGGCTGATGTCGCGATACTTGAAGCCGTCGACGCCGCCGATCGCCCACGAGTCGGAGCGGATCATCCGCTCTACGACGCTGCGCCGCGCCCAAAAGCTGCCGTCCGGTTGATCGGGCGGGTACTTGCCGCCCGACGAAGCGTTCGGCCCCCATGAGTTCAGGATCAAAGCCAGATCATCAGGCGAACCATTCTTGCGATGCCTAATCGCAAGGCAGACCATTTGGTGCATCCACACGCCAGACGCCTCGGCGATGCCTGCTTCAGGCCCAGTGCCTTCCGATCGACGGCTTGAGAAACCCTGCCCAGACGCAACCGTGACCGGGTAGCCGCTCTCGATCGCGGCGCAGAGCTCGTCCCAGGTTTCTACTTTGACAACGTGCTTGCATGGGTGCTGCTTCGCGAGCTTGTCTACGCGATAGTTGTCCCCCTTGCCGCCGGCACCGTATGCGCCTTCTTCCCTCTCTCGCGACCCGGTGAAGCCATCGGATGTGTAGTCGAATATGCCTGGGTAGTCCTGCGCGTAGACGACTCCAAACTCTTTGAGCCAGCGTGCGGCGGCGGCCCCAAAACTGCCATCGCCAAAGCCACCCCGCGGAGATGAGCCGTCGAACCCTTCAGGATTGTCCTGTCTGGCCTCTACCCTGCTTCCGCCGTAAATCACGCTCGTCACCGGACGCAGTGGTGGCTCTGGGATCTCGCCGAGCTCCCAGCTCACCGCCTCTGCGCACCAGACGGCGTGGTGGGCTCCCCAGGCGACACAGCTCCCAATTTGCTGCCGGCCGACAACGAACGGCGTTCCGTATCGCGCTTCGTGCGCTCGCAGCAGCGAGCGGTATAGGAACGTGTCCTTGCCCTCGGCCTTCGCCATCGCGTCGGCGCCGGCCTGGCGGAAGTAGGGTTTTGGCAGCTCCTTGATGAACTGCTCGACGCCCGTCGGATTCGGCGTGTAGCCGTAATTCTCGGCGCGGCGGTAGTCGGCGAAGATCGCGGCGAGAAGAAGACCCGCGAGGACGATGAATTGGAAGCTACGGCGAGACACTGGCGGCCCTCGATATCTCGCGGTAACAATCGACCCAGGCCTGCCGCTGCTCCGGCGTCACAGGCCCGCCGGACTCTCCCAGTTTTTCTGTCAAATATTTTGACACCGCCTCGTTGACGGCCGGCTGCCGCTCGCCGATCCGCTCGCCGCGGCATCGAAACTCGCGGGCTCGCGTCCGCAGGTCGTCGAGCTGCGCGCCAGTCGTGAGCCTCGGCTTCTCTTGCTGGCCGTCCGTCTCGATGACGTCGGCGATCTCATGCGTCAGATGCTCGACGATCCTCGCGTCAGCGTAGGCCGTCGGCCCGGCGAACTTCCCCTTGAGCACGATTTCGCCCGTCGGTGCCGGGCCAGGGGCCGGCTGCTGCTCGGCAACGTGGACAACGGCAGCGGCCGCGATGAGACCAGCGGCGACGAGCTTGCGAGGTTCCACTGGTCACTCCATGTCAGAGCCGTTGACGAGCGAGAGCGTGAGGCAGTCCACGGCCTTCCGCTCCTCGTCGCCGAGCTTCTCGGTCTTGACCAGCCGGTGCCGGACTGCGGTGAGCGCCATGATCGCCGCCTGATAGCCAGCGGACGCCTTGTCGACGCCGCGGGCAGTTGCGCCGAACGGGCCTGGGGCTCGAACGGATTCTGACTTCCGCTGCGGCCAGAGAACGACGGCTGCCGCTGCCGCGATGATCAGATAGAGAGTCACTTGACCAGCCTCACGAGCGGAAGGATGGACTCGACCGCGCCGCCCGCCACGGCGAGGACGAGTGAACGGACGGCCGGCCGCACCAGAATCCAGACCGGGTACACGGCCATCGGCACGGCTTTGTCCGCGACGGCGTCGAATAGCATCCCCACGCCTTCGAGCACCCACTGCTTCTTCGCAGGGCCGTCGATTGGTATCGAGTCCACGGCGTCGATCGTGACGCGCAGCAGCGCGACCGTGAGCTCCGCAAACTCGCCAAGGGTCAGGCCGTCCGACGCGACTGTCTGCGCCGTGGCTACGAACGCCCGAATCTTGTCGAGCACCTGGGTGACTCCGCCGGCTGCGGCGATCGGGGCCTCTGCGATCATTTCTTGATCCTCCGTGATTTCATCCGCAACCAATCAGCGAGTTCTTCCTTGTTCGCGTAGCCGACCCTGCGGCCGCACTCTTTTCCTTCAGAAAAGAGCACGAGCACCGGAACCGCCTTCACGCCATGCTTGGTCGCGAGCCTCGGCTGCTCCTTGACGTCCACCAGATACACCTCGTATCCGGCCGCCAGCGACGGGTCGGCCTTCAGCGTCGCCTTGAGGGCCTCGCACGGCCCGCAGCCAGGTCGCGTAAAGACCCAGAGCTCGGCGGCGGCGGCTTCAAGTGCGGCGGCGGCGATCAACGTAGCCAGCAGCAGGCGCATAGTGGCCTCCTGTAGCTATTTTATCACGAACGCTGCCTCCACGCGGGCCACCAGGGCCTCGATCGTGCTGTTGTTTTGGACGACCAGATCGACGAGCCTGTTCGGCAGCCCGGCCTCGCTGGAGTGCTTGGCGGCCTGGTCTGTCAGACAGCTCTCTGGCCGAACGATCCGCCAGACGCGGCCGCCGGCAGTCTTGATGGCTGCCGCCTCGTTCTCGAACCTAACGTCGGTGATGCAGCACCTCGCGATCGCGGAGGCCTGCTGCATCGCGACGCGAATCCAGATGTCCTGCCGGACCATGTCGCGGCCCCACTCTGTCCCGAGCGTCTGAAGCAGCTCGCGCGGCGACTTGCCGAGCCACGGGATCGGCTGCTCCTTTCTGGAGCGGTCCCGCAGCTCCTCTTGTGAGAGCCCGGTGATGGCGGCGACTGCCTTGTAGATCGGGTCAGCGAACGCGAGGCTCTCGAAGCCGCGGCGGGCCAGAATGTTCGCCACCGTGTCCTTACCGCAGCCGGCGGCGCCGGTGAGTCCGATGATCAAGACCTCTTCTCCTCCATGATCGCGATCCGGTACTGGAGTCTCTCGATCTCCTCAAGCGCCCGGCCGAGGGCCGCGGCGAGCGTGCCGTTGGTTGCCGTCCATGAGTTCGGCGGGCCGTACTTGTTGACCAGAATCCACGCTCTCTGTATCTCGTCGTATGTCACTTTTTGGCCTCCCGCAGGTCGCGGTCGCACCAGAGCGGCAGGGCTCGCGTGACCTCATTGCGGCCGTGGTCGATCACGACGCACGCCTGGCACGGGGCTTCGTAGCCGGCCTTGATCCGGACCGTGTAAGCGGAGTGTCCGATGACGCTTCCGTTCGAGACGTACCGGCCGGATCGCAGCCAGCCGAATGAGTGGTAATGCCCGAAGCAGGTGAGGTCGGCCCTGGTGCTGGCGTCCCAGGCTGCGATCGCCTTCATAGCCGGCAGGGCCAGGCCGTAAGTGCCGCCGCTGTATTTGATCGAGAACCCGTGAAGGAACCGAATCGTGAAGTCGTCGATGGTGACGTAGTTGAGCTCGCCGGACGCAACACGCCACTCGACGTTCGGATTCGTCTCGGCGGCGGCCATCGTGAGGTAGAGATGATGCTCGAAGGAGTGGTCGAGTTCGGTCTGGCAGCGGAGCTTGTCTGTAGTCCGGCCGTGGTTGCCGGAGTTGGTTGCGACAATGACCTCGTCGGCCTGCTTGGCGACGGCGTCGATGATCCCCCGCAGTCTTGCGCCGACCCACCGGCAGGCCGCAAGCGGCGCGAGCGCGTTCGCCTCGGCGAGCTCCGGATGGATATACCCAGAAATCACATCGCCTCCGATCCAGATGACGACGCGGCTGATGTCAGCGAGCTGCCGCTCGTGTTCCAGAATCGTGAAGAACCGCTCCTGAAGCTCCGCGAGCCTGGCGTCGCAGATGTCGAGCGTGAACTGGTTGAGCCCGTTCGTTTCATTGAACGACACGGACTCCTCGCAGTGAATGTCCGAGAGCATCAAAACCATCGTCGCTGGATGCTTCGTGGCCTTCCGCTTGGCGGCCTTCTTCCTGCGGACGGCCTCGATGCCCTGGAGACTCGCGATCGAGTCGGCCCGAGCCCGCTCGGCTTCGAGCTGCTTGAGCGCGGCGTCGTATCTCCGCTTCATGGCGGAGATCTCGTCTCGGAGCTTCCGAGTCTCGCCGTCTGCGGCCACGGCGAAGACGTCGTGGGCGGTTATTGGCTTTCGCCTGCCAGCCATCGAGTCACCTGTGTTTGGCCTGCTATCTCTACGCCCTGCGCCTTGTAGAGCGATATCAGAGCTCTCGCGAACGTGTTCTTGGGCGGCTTCCTTCCGCCGGCGAGCCAGGCATCCTTGATGGCCGAAAGCTCCGCCTGTGTTTCAGCGTCGAGCCGATGGAACCAGCCAGTGATGCCTGGCGTTCCGCTGCCGGCCTTCGCCAAGACCTCGGCGAACGTGATCGCTTTTCTCATGGAGTCTCCCTGTATCCGAGAGCCCAAAGAATCCTCGCCATGTCGCGAGCGGAGAGCGTGATGTGTTCCTCCGATGCCGTTGGCTGGAGAACGTGCATGACCTCGTGGACGATTGTTTCCAGCCTTGCTCTACCCTTGAGCCGGCTGTCGACGAGAATCTTTTTTTCGAGCTGCTTGTTCTTGGGGTCAGGCA